ATCCAGGTAGTAAACTACAAACAGCTGTTACTACTGATCCTAAAAAACTTAAAAAAGGCAGTAAGGCTTATAAACGCCGCAAATCGTTTTGTGCACGCTCAAGAGGCTGGACAAGTGAAAGAGGTCGCGCAGCTCGCCGTAGATGGAATTGTTAATTAAAAAAATAAAAATATAAAATGGGTAATTTTTCACAACAACCAGAATTTGCCACATCAGGATCTAATCATACTTTAGATACCGCTAATTTTACAACAAATTTAAACGGGCAGGCTGTATATATACAATCAGACACAGAGCTAAATGTAATTTTTGCCGGTGATGTGCCTAGTTATGAAAATGTAGTACAATTTAAAGGCTTAAAAGGTGGTTCTTTCCTGCCTTTAGTTGCAGATTATATTGTACCTGTAGCAATAGCAACGCCTAAATTTTTAGGAACGGGCACCGATATACAAGCGGATTTCGCAAGCGCGGTAACAGGTGCTGTTGCTGGAACTTATACAGTAGACTGTGATGTTTTAGCAAATGGATCAGCTAAAGATGGAGAAGTGCGTTTAAAAATAATTGTAGACGCTTCTAGAAATATCACTACAGCGGAAGTAGTTAATCCTTCTTCAAATAATGCAACTTTAAGTACTTCTTCTAAAGTAACAATTCCAGCAAATACTTTAGGTGATACCAGTTCAGCTGTTACTTCAGATGTACTTGAAGGCGGTGATTTAACAACGTCAGCACTTACTATAGCTGCACCTACTGGCGCTATTGTAACTTTCTCATAATATGATAGGCGTTAGAATAGGTGTACACTATCCAGGCACAGCAAAATTTGACGCAGATTATCAAGCGGTATTAGACAGAGCCGTATCTCAAGGATATGCTTTTCCTACTTCCGCTCATTTAGGTTTGCAAAATCTTTTTGTAAGAGAACTAAAAGAAAAAGGAATATGGGACGAGCTAGATCTATTATATGTATTTGCCGTTAGCACTGTAGATAATACTAATAATTTTACAAGGCTTAATTTTAAAAACCCAAGTAGTTTTGAATTAGGCCTTACTAATGCGCCAACATGGACAGCCAATCAAGGTTGGAGCAACTCGGGAACATCAAGACTTACCACAGGCTTTACCTTAGACACAGACGGCACAAACTACACACGAGATGATGCAGGTGGATTTGCCGCATTTCCAATTGGGGAAGGCGGTAGTCAAACTAATAGTAGAATATATGGTAACGACGGCAGCTCTAATTATCTAAGCCCTAGATTACAGGTGGATGGTTCTAGTACTGGTAACCGTAACTGGATAAACGATAACCAATACCAAGAAATGGATATACATAAAGGTAATAATACTATCTTTTTTCAAAATAGAACCGCATCAGATACAATAAACTTTAGAAGTACCGATTTAGCTGCGGGAACCACAAAGGCTGCCCAGCAAGGTTCAGGCGTAGATTCTAATGCGCTGCCAGCAGAGGATTTAATACTTTTAGGTTCTAGAACTTCTGATCAAATGGCATCAGGAAATACAATGGGATTATTCGGTTTTGGAGGAAGTTTAACTTCAACAAAAATGGCTGATCTTGAAACTGCATGGTATACTAACTATTTTACTCAATTATAATGAAAGTATTATTAGCAAATAATGACCAATACGAAGCGCTAAATAATTATAAAAATGGTGCTGATACTTTAAGCTTTTGTAAAGACGGAGAAGATAATTGGGTTGTAGGAACAGCTGTATTAGATTATGAGCCTTTTTCGGCGATACATGCAGAGCTTAGCGAACTTAGAATTATTGAATATATAATACCTGAAGATTAACAAATAACGAATAACAATTTAATTAAATGAAAAAAGTAACTAAAAAAGAACTAGAGTCTTTACAGACTTTGGTAAAACATATTAATCAAGCACAGTTAGCTGTTGGCACATTAGAAATGCAAAAGCAGCACGCTGTATTAGATGCGCAAAACCTTATTGGTAAACTACGCGCGGAAAAGCAATTGCTTGAAAAGAAATACGATAATCAAGAAATTGATTTAATGACAGGAGAACTTACCCATGCAAGTAATTAGAAAAATAAGCGTTGGTAAGGACTATAAGAATG